CTATATTGCCATTGACAAAAGTTTTGCGTGATTACGCGACGTGGTAATTGCACGCCTTCTAAGTCAAGAACACTGGCAAGCTGCCAGCTAATGCTTAAAGCAGTTTCTTCAGTTTTACGTTCAATATAAAAAATGTCTAATGGAAATTCCTGCGTAGAATCAGCTCCTGGTTCCCCATCTAAATATTTTCCTAGCGTGCGTCGCCTTGTTACCTTTCCTCCTACAAGATCATCGAGAGAATTAATAACTTCAGTGAAGGTGCCCAGCACATTTGCAACAGTTAACGATGGCTGGGGAATTTGCCCTGCCGTGGTTTTCTCATAACCGGCAGAAAGCAATGGCAATGGTTCATAAGTATTACCTTTCCATCGAATTTTCGTGCTATCAGGCTTGATTTGATTAGTGAAATAAAACTTATCATTGGGGTCTGCTGTTATAACAGACAGGTCCAAATCGAACATTTCGACAATGCCATCGTGCCAATTTTTTTGTACATCGTTAATTAATGTCATAAATCGTAAGCCCTCTTCACTCCAAATTCAAACACATTGGCATTCTGCCCTGATGACCGCCAAGACCAACGATTGTCGTCTAAACGATATTTATACACTTGCGCATCATTCTTAAATTTAGCGTAGAAAACATTTCCCTTTAGCGCTGAGAGCGCTGCTTCTACGGCGGCGGATTGAGTGTCTGACAATGGAAGCGTTTCAATGGAATAGCGATAATCCTCTGTGTTAATACCATCAGGCACAAACTGTTGATAACCGTCTCCAAATTGCACCATCTTCACTCGTGAGGTGCGTTCAAGATTTAAGATGTCAACGCAGGGAATGTCTGTGGCGCTTGCAATGACTTCCACCATTGTAAATTCACAAACATAGGCATCCTCTCCCGCTGGCGTCCAAGACCACTGATAAGGCTGCAGGCGATATAAACGGGCGATGGAGTCAAGATAAATTTGCGAATAGAACGCTGCGCCATTGAGCCCTAGCAGCGTCGTCTCCAACGCCGTGGCTGCCGTCTTAGACATTGGTCTTGTGCGCACCGAAGCGGTCTTCATTGCCCTAGAAGATGCCGCTGGCGTAGCAGTGCCGCTAGAACTAGCAATGCGAAAAATATGAACGCTTACTTGCTGCTCTTGGGACTGGTCATAATCAATGGCAAATTCAACGGTAGGTTCATAAACGCGTTCTACTGTTAGCGTGAATATATTGGCAGTGGGCCCTATTACTTCCCAACTCCATGAATCGTCAACAATACGGTATTTGCTTATTTGATTGTCAAAGTAAAATTGACTATAAAAGAACGAACCCTTTAGTCCTTGAAGTGAATCGTCTAGCGATACAGCAAGAGAATTATCAATGGGAACAGTTTTAATTTCGTAAGTGGATATTTCAATTTCGCCGGAAGATGGCGCGGCAGTGCCGCTAGACGTGGCCACTTTAATTCTTTGCCCATAGTTTTTTCGTTGGGCGGCAAAGCCATATTCACAAGGCAAAGCAAAAGTGGGCTGAGTCATAAGAAATTACTTCTTGGAAGCAAGAAGCCCGCCAGGGCGTAGTTCACCAACAATCACTTGCTTAACGGCTCCTTCAATTTTACGTCCCATTTCAGAAGAATTCGAGCCCGTTGCATTGCTTTGCGCTTGTCCGTTGCTTACATTCACTGTAATGTTACTAATGATTTGATTGCCGCCATCGCCTCCTGCAAGCTGCACGGGGATGCTCTTGCCGTCAGGCAAGGGCACGATAGCCTCATTGTAACGACCTTCGCCTACGAGGCCCATGGTGGGGCCTGTGACCATGCCTCCGTTGGCAAAGGCGGTGAAGCCGCCAGGGGCAATGCCGCCATTAGCAAAGCCAAGAGGAGCGTAAGCAGCGACATTTGGATTGGTTCCCAAGGCTGATGCAGCATTCAAGCCAGCACCTCCCCCAAGCCCACCAGTAAATCCACCAAAGATGCTCATAAAGCCTTGAATAAGCTGAGCCTTCAACCATTCGGCAATCATTTTCGCCACCATGTCAGCAAAAGAATCAGCAATGCTTTGGAAGAAGCCAGCAAGAGCTTCTTGTGCTGTCATGCTGCCAGTGATGATGCCCTTGAAGGCAGTGCCAAAGGAGTCTCCAATGGAGGAAGCAATGCCTTGCATATCTGCCTTAAGTTTCTCAGCGCCTTGCACTAGCTTTTCTTGTTGAAACAAACCCTCCTGCTGTTCTGGCGTAAAATCTGGATTTCTCTGTCTAATTTGCTCTCGTAGTTCTTGATCAGGAGTTATCGCTCCTGCCATGGCCATGCGATCCTTCAATACTGTCATGGCCTGCGCCAACTGATTATTACGCAGTTGAATGCTATTTTCCTTCAATGCAGAACTATAAGCAGTCAGTCCTTCTGTCATTTGTTTTGTAATGGCTTCGGCATCTTTTTTTGTCCTTTCCCCCTGATTCTGTAGTTCGTTATTAAGCTTGAGTGCAAAATTAACTTTGTACTCAGCTTCGGCGAATTTCATTGCTTGATCAACTGCAGAGTCAGAATACCCTTGCATCATCAGTTCTGTTTTGCGCTTGAGTAAATCATTTTGCAATTTCTGCTCTTCCACGGGAGTGGCTGTGGCCACAAAATCAGCCAGCGCAATTTCAGCGTCCTTGATTGCTTTTGCTTCGGCTTGACGCACAATAACCGATTGTTTTGCCTGTTCAATTTGTACTTTTTGATCCGCAATGATGTCTCTTTTTTGGCTTGCAGGCACTGGCGCAGGACGTGCTCCACCGATGCCTAGTGTTGATTGAACGCGGGCCGTTAACTCCCGCTCGCGCCCTACTGGCACCTGCGCACCAGGCACATCAAAGGCTAAACCTTCGTAATGAGCAGAGCCTGGCGTATGCCTTCCCACTCGACTCATGCCCTTGAATTTTGTCACCTGTATCCCTGCACTTGTCAATTTTTTGTAAGCTTCTTCTGCTGCTTGCCTGCTGACAAAGGCAAGATGCTCGTGGTAATTGCCACCACCATGGTCAGCTCTGTAGAACGGACTAGACGGGTCGCCGGTAATATATTGAGCAATGCCAGCGCCGAGGCCCTTCCCTCCGCCTCCGGCTCCTCCCCCTCCGGCCCCACCTGCTACGCTTCCTTGCGCGGCTAAAACGTCATTAGATGCCTTTAATAAAGCACCCTCTCGTTCTAGGCTAATTTCAGCCATTCTCCGCTCAAATTTCAAGGCTTCTCTCTGGAAGCTATTGGCCCTAGTCTCTTTTAGGTCATATTCGGCTTTAATGAGATCAACTTTGCGCTGGTGCTCTGCTTCGAGACGGTCAATTTCCGCTTGTGTAAAGTTTTTCGCCAGTTGATCTTGGAGACTGTAATAACTTTCGAGGCTTTGCTCTTTAGGCGGTTTGCCAGCGCCGTCGCCGCCCGGAATCGGCGCAATCGCTTGAGCGGGTTGTGCTTGCCTGGCAAGATTGGCGGCTATCTTGGCAGCTAGTGGAAGCTTTTCTTGGATCTTGGACGACTGCTTGTCCAACCCCTTTAGTTTTTCTTCAATAATTTCAGACGCCCTTAAAAAGTCTGCAATATATGGCTTACCAAAAACGTCTTTTTTAACAAAAGAACCCATTCCCACTTCTTCAAACTTTTTGGCACCCGCTTCGGTCAATCGCTTTTCCCCTCCGGCTATCGCCCCACCAGAAACGAAAGACCTTAACTCTTCAAACGTTCCTCGCTGTTTTTGCAAATCTTGTCCAACATTTTTCAATTCCCTTACTGCCCCGCTATTTGCCATGCCAGAAATACTGCCAAGCATTTGCTGAGTTGACTGCCGAACGCCATCAATGGCGCCCTTCATCATCAAAAATCTTTCAACCAATAAACCTATGCCGGCAAGAATTGCAGTATTTCCCAATGTTGCAAGGGCTGCGCTAACCAGTCGAATTTTGCCTGCCGTAATTCCAGCCGTTTGCCCGGTAAGCTGCATTGTGGCTATTAATGCTCTATTCGTACCAACTCCACTCATCATTGCCGCGTTAAAGGAAATGAATGCAGGAATAGCTCTCAAGAACGACCCAATCAATGGAATAAGCGCCTGCAGGTTCAACACCCGTAGAGCCATGGTCAATGGCAGCACTGACAAATAGATTCGCGCTAAATATCCGACAAAAGGATTGCCAGCAATTTGCAACAGTACCTGACCCAGTGAAAGCGCTGTACTCGCAAAGCTTTGCAGGAGTGGCAGGATTTGTTTAATGTTGGCCGCAATGCCTTCAAATGCTGGGCGCAACGCTTCCAATTGCTTGGCAAAGACGCTGCCGCCCGCAGTTTGTGCTGCTTGCCCGGTAAAGAATGCGTTAAAGCCATCAGTGATAGTTTTGATGCCGCTCGTTAATGGCACCACTACCGAATTCAAGAATCCAACCGCTACAGGCTCAAAGGCTTCGTAAAGAAGCCTTGTTGAGTTTTGCATCCGGTTGATAACACCTTGGAATGTGCGAGCGGCTCCTTCTGCGCCGGGGCCAAATTCTTTAGTGAGCACCACTGTTACATTTTTCAGTAATCCTCTCATTGCTTCGCCTTTATAGACGCCATCTTCCAAGGCTTTAGAGAATTTTTGAATTGCGTCTGGCCCTGTAAAACCAGCAGCTTCCGTAAAGATACCCATGGCGCCAGGCAGTACGTCACCCAACTGTCCTTTTAATTCTTCGCTCATCACTTGGCCTTTACTGGCCATCTGAGCAAAGGCATAGTTCACTCTGTCTACCTTGTCTGCACTCATGCCAAACGTGGCTGCAGCTTGACTCACTCCAGTAAACAATGAACGAATCTCGTCGCCGCTAAAGCCAGCAGGAGCCATGGAGGCGTATAGCTTGGTAAAGCCATCTCGCGCGGATTGAAGCGGTACGTTATAGCGATCAACGATATCAAGAATGAATTGATTAGAAGCCCGCGCTTCATCTGCTGTTGGAGAAATTGCTTTTAGCGTATTGTTAAAGCTTTGTAACGCGCCCACTGCTTGTCCCACTTGAGCGGGGAAGGAAGTGAGGAAAGCCAATGCTTTGTAGGCCGTGCCAAAAAGCAGCACTTGCTTTGCTGCCATTGCAAATTCACTTCCAATTTCACGCACCAATCCCGCACCAGGCAGATTGATGCCGCCAAGAGCCCTGCCGAAGCCGCCCATGCCCCCCATGCCGACTCCTCCGCCTGACGGTGGACGAGGGGGACCGCCAGGAGAGCCGCCCGCTCCAAACATGCTGCTTTGAGGCGTAATGCGACCAAGGGGGGACGATGGATACGCCATTCCCGACATTGGGAATTGCCCCATTGAACCGCGCCCTGCCATTCCCGACATTGGGAATTGCCCCATTGATCCAAGGGGAGATGAAGGCGCTATCATTCCCTCCATGGGGAACTGACCCAGTGATCCTCTTGGGGAAATATTTTGAGAGCCAATTCGAGGCGCTTTTAATGGTGGCAATCCCGAAAGCACTTGTCTTATCATCTGAGACGCGCTAGTGCCTCCAGCGGCTGGTAACAATTTTTGTGCTTTCAAGGCATTTGTTGCTGCAGCAACGTTTCTTGATGCGAGGGTTAAGTCCTTGACTGCTACGGTCTCCACTTTTGTGTCAATGCCTGCGCCGAGTTGAGGCCTGCGCATCGCATTACCAATTTCTCTGAATTGAGTGTTGCCAAATAAACTTCGTCCAATAGCAGCCGATCCACTTTCAGGAATAACGGCTTTAATTGTTCTCCCCAGAAAATCTTTGAATAGTTTTTCTTGTGACGTAAATCTTTCGGGCCGCTGAGCCGCAGCAGAAAGCATGGGCAACGCTCGACCAAGAGCCCTTCCTGTTAGCAATGGCATGCCGCCTAGCACAGAAGAAGGCCTTAGCCTTGCCTGCAGGGACTGCTCGCTTGTAAGTACTTTCGCCCTATTGATTAACGAGTCAATGGCATTGCGAAGTGTCTTAAAGGCATCGGCAGCTCTTTCTGTACTGTCAACGGTGCTAGCAAGAGCAATGCCAATCTGGTCCAAAGAACGGTAAAAGTCTTGAAGCGTTTCTGCGCTGCGATCTACTCCAGGGGGTAATGCCCCACGAGCAGACGATCCAGTAATTCGTTCAAAATTGCGTGGAGTTACATCACTAACACTCACTCGCGACACCTGACCACTAGGAATGGCTAATGCCCCACGAGCCCCTTCCGCAAATTGCGCCTTAAGCTTCCCTAGCCGTCTGCCAGTAAGCGCCTCTAGCGCGTCAAAAGCATTGTCCATGGAAGACAATGCGCCCTTCTC